ACTGATGCCCGTGGTCATAGCGGTGGATGTGATCTGGATACCGCCGATGTACATCTTGAATGTTTTGCTGTTGGCGTTGTTCTTGGCAAAATTCAAGAATGTAGGAGCCGTTACTGTTCCTGTGCGGATAAGATTATCATTCACAGTCATAAAATCAGGCGCGAATGTTTCAGAGGCATTACCGCCAAGGTTGCCACTTGTAGACAAAGAGGCACTGCTGGTGCATTGGATGGTATTTGCGTCAATCACCTGCACATTTGTATACCATCCAGCGGCCGCAGAGCCGGATGACGGAGCCAGATAAATGCTGTGCCCATTATGCAGCGCCGCCGTCAGTCCGTGCGAAGTCCATGTGATAGTTACCGCAGTTCCAGACTGCGAATAGGTAGCGCCAGATGGGTTGATGTTGATGTATCCAAGGAGGGTATTATTGTTGTAAATCTGCGTGTACTTGCCCCCCTCCAAAACCCATTTTCCGCCATACGCCTTGACCTTAACCCCTGATTTTCCGAGATCAGTGGCAATCGCCTCGCATCCGTCGTATGTAGTGGCGTTATACCCGCCTACGATGTTTGCCAGCGTATCAATCGCCACAGGGCCGCCACCGACGCGATCCCAGATAGTGCCGTTGCTATACATCAACCAGCTAGTGCCAGTAAATATCGCAAACTTCTTGGAATTACTGGATGCATCAGGAGCATCTTCCGCAGTGCCGACATACACAAGGCCAAGGAAACCGGCCGTTGCGTTCGCCAGCTTGTTGACGAGATACAGTGCGAGGTTGGCTAGCGTAAGACGTTTCAGTCCGTAGCTCGCCGCGCTGTCAGCAATAGCAACCTCGTCCGCATCAACTGGCGATGTCTTTTCGGACGCGGCGTGAAGATCGTAGCTTCCGTCGGCTGAAAAACCTTGTTTCGCTTCCATTATTTCCACCCACTCACTGCTGCGCCGTATGTGCCATCGCCGCCGGTAACGCTGGTCGGTACGAATCGGATGGCGTCGATGTTGCCCTCGAAGACGTACGTTTTCGGGCTTGCGATGCTGATCGATACAGCCGTGCCGTTGATAGTAAGAGCCTCATACGCCGACGCGCCGTAAGGCTTGACCAGTACGGCAACACTTCCGCCTGTTGCACCTTCAGGAATGATTGTGACCTGGTGCCGTGTGGCATTTGCAAGCTCACTGACAACACTCTTGTCTATGGTCTGGTTACCGTCGCCCTGCACCTTGCCGGTGATCGGGTATTCGTAGATTTGACTCATGATGCAGTCCTCTGTCAGATGGCTGGATTGTATTCATGCCAGTGCCGCGGCCTAAACTGCGACCTGTCAGCGAGTGAAGCTGTGCTCGTGTGATGTCCAGCTATCCAGACCGTCCCGCACGGCAGTCAGAACCACGCGCAGGCTGCTGTTCCAGTTGCCGCCGTTCGCAGCCTTCTCGGTCGCCTCGGCCAGCGTGTAGCTGGTTCCTGTCAGCCCGGTGATGGTGTGCTTCAGCGTGCCGCCGTCGCCGTAAATCTTGACCGTGTAAGTGGTGCCAGCCTCTGGACCAATGCTGGCCTCGTCTTGGTCAATGATGGTGGCCGTCTGCTGGGTGCGGTCGCGGTGCGCCCATGACACAGTAAGCTCACCCGTAATCGTTGCCGGGTATGAGCTGCTGTTGATCCGGAACAGGCCGGGAGGGTATGGCAGGTTCTGCCGCTGCGCCATCGTCACTGATGTGACAGTGGCTGTGGTGACATCGAGAGTGCCCCTTCCGGTCCGCGTCTGTATTTTTGTGTCAACGGTCTCGGTAGGAAGGTAAATCACCTTATCAGTCGACTCGAATCCCTGCGCGAACAGGATCGTGCTGCCGGCGTCATGGGGAACAGGTACGGTGTCGAGGACGCCGCGCTTGACAGTAATTGTCGTGTCAGTGATTGCATCGATCCTGACAGCCTCATACTTGCTGCCGCTGTTGACGATATAGGCATACGTGCCGAGCGACACAACGCCTATGTTGACGCTGTCGGTGTAGTCAAGAACTGTGTCTGTCTTCCCCAGTGCGTCCGTGAGCGTTGCCGCAGGGCTGTGCGCACCAGTTGCCTTGCTGACGTAATCATCGCTTCCTGTGCGCGTCCACAGGCGATATGACAGGGCGTCCCCGCTCGGCTTCTGGCATGCAACGGACAGATAGCAGTCGTCGTCCGCCAGAACGCTCATATCCGCTCTGGAAAGGTTGCGTGCCAGTGTGTAATAAGCCGCTTCCGTGACATAGCGTGCCGGCGATTCTGCTGGCACACTCGATGGGTCTTCCCATCCGATAGGCTCCTGCGCAACGTAGACTGCGGACGGCAGGGCAAAAACATCCTCCATTGCAGATACTGTGACGACATTGCTGTCCAGGCTGCCGATGTTTGCATCCATGACACGCAAGACGACACTGGTGATTCCTAGCTTTGGCAATGTCACCTTGAATATGTCTCCCGGCAGCATTCTCCACGCCATCCGGTTGATCTTGAGCTTATAGCGGGCCAAAGGGCTGCTGGCCAGCTTCAGGTCGCGCATGGCAACTTTCTGCGCCAGCTCGGCGTTTCCGATGCCGTTGTACTGCTGTGTTTTACTGATTACAGCGCCCTGGCTCGCGATATTCGCGATGTCGTGCACGGTGACAGCAGAGATCTTCCCGTTGACCTGATCGATGTACTTGACCGTGACCTCGTTCACGGTCTCTCCCCAGCTCACGCGGCCGTATTCCTCGGCGTCGAGGATCATCGATTCGTCGAATTCATCCAGATCGTCCGGATCGTAGTCATCGCGCACAAGCTTCAGCACGAACTTGCCTGTCGATGGATCGTTGCGAATTACTCCCTGGATATGATCAAGAACTTCGCCGATGAAGCTCTGCACCTTGCCCTGCTGATTCCATATCAGCGACAAGCCAAAACTCTCGCTGTAAAGCTGGTCTGCAGCTGCCGCGAATGTTGTCTCGTCGACGGTGCTTGTCGGATACCCCATGCCCCACTCTGGATCTGTCAGGCACTGGTAGATGATGTGCGCAGGGTTCATGTGATCGACACCGTCGATGGTGATGACTGCCTTCGCCGCATACCAGCAACTATCGTTGTTCCATCCCTTCAGGATGCGCTTGACTTTGAATGCCCACGGCTTCATGTACGGATTAAGCGCCGAGTACAGGCCGTCCCAAAGCAGAGACAGAACTCCCCTATATGCCGGATGTGTGCTGCCGTGAAAGTCCGCGCTGGTCTGGTCTGGTTTTCCCATCTTTACCTTCAGCGTGCCGTACAGGCCGCCTTCGCGCGACTCGCCGCCGAACAGGTCAAGGTTGTGGATGGTGATCGTGCCGGTGTCTGTCTTGTTGCCACTCCACGCGACGCGATCTCCTACGCGCACCTGAGTCACTGCGTCGACTGGTCCGTAACATGTGCAAAAATGGAAACCGGCGCTGTACCAGTAGCCGATAACTACTCCATCAGATCCTGACATTAGCGCTCGCCTCTCGTTTTTCTGCCTGCTCAATCACTCTGGCCAGCATCGCATCGTCGATATGATCGAGCTCTGATACCGGGATTCCCGCGGTAACAAACGTCGACCAGTCCAAGCCGTGCCGACGCGCAAATTCCCGCGAACCATTCGCGCAGTATTTCAGGGCGCGCATGTCATGTACGGTAATGGTTGTCACTTCTTGCCACCGCTAGAAACAATCGGGATGGTGTTGAGGTCTCCATACCATACGATGTTTGGATCTCTGATCAGCACTGTGCCAAACACAACAGGGATTGGCCTCCCTTCCGACGCAGTTGGCGCGTCTGCGGTCTGCACAGTCGCGTCAGGAGCTTTCGGTGCATTCATCACCGAATACACAGCTACTGCGAACATGGCGATGTAAAAGACGTAGGCAACCCATGCGTAAGGCATTAGAACATGCTCCCTTCCATCGGATTTTTCTGCGGGATAAATGGGAAGCCGCCGTAGTTGTCCGAATTGCTGAATTTGCTGTTGCAGGTAGCGATGGTGTGATCGCACCCTGGATAAGCTCGCACAGCTGAGCCGACAACAAGGTCGCTTGTCGGCAAGCTGATGATGATATTCGCGCCAGCGTGTGATGCAATGAAGCGCCTGTCGACGTTGCCGCTTGGCAAGTCGAACTCGATCATGCCCCCAGAAAAATATCCATCAGGTTGCGCGTCAAACTCGGTGGCAGATAGCGTGGTCGTACTGATGCCGGTAAGTGTTGCATCCACCTTCCAAGCCGCCTTATCAACTCCGCACTTTGGGCCATATAGCACGTGCGGACATTGCCGCTGGTATAGCCTGCGCAATCCAGGACGCGCCAAGCTTCCTGTGACAGGCTCGCAATGGATCGACACTGTGCTAGTGCGCTCCCACTTCACGTTCAACACGCGGCCCATCCAGATGACAACCCGCTCTGCATCCGGATCTATTTCGTGGTAGCGGAATATGCTAAGCGACACAACGTCAGATGGAGGCTGCACTCGATAAAGGTCTGCCAGCGGAAGATTGCGCGGCGCCTTGATTGTCATATTGTTTCGCGCCTTCTCCATCGAAACTTCTACCGCGCCGCGCTGCATCGGGTATGCGGTAAAGGTATCTCCGAAATAGTCCACGTCGTGGTCTGCACTGGTGTACTGATACTTCACCAGACCGCATTGAAATTCGAACAGCTCGACCGGTCTGCCAAGCTGCTGCGA